CACCTAAGGACTACTTAGTCGCGCGTGAGGTATACACCGAGAATGTCAGCATTCTCTAGCTCAGACGGCCTCTGGTCAGAACCGTCTACACACCAAGAGTCGATATCGGCTCTTTCGTCCCACGGAGGCAGGAAATTTTCCACCTCCTATAGTCGTTTCGTGATACACACGACGACAATTCCCCTTGCATCAACATTGGATCAAGGTTATCTTATCACAGACGAGAACTGTGAAAGTTACTTCCACGGCTATGAAGCCGGGGAGAAGACGGATGTACATTGTCCGTCTAGATCTTGTATGTTTACAAGGTCTGATGGCACTCGCGGTCGCGAGCGCCTAAAGGCAAACTGCCCCTGTGGGGAAGTTGCTCTGGAGAACGGTTCGATGAAACCGCTCTGCTTCCTGGTTTACGTAAGATCGTTGAACCGGAATTTGGTTGGCTGGGAACAAGATGGCCCAGCACCAGAAAACATTAATCCTGAAGAGATTATGTTCTGTCAGAACTCCGCTGGAGTTTTCGACAATTCTTATCCTGGCTATATGCGGGATAAGACTGGGTTGACTGGGTGGTCCCATGTCAACGAAAAGAGTCTTGTGGATGTTCTCAAGACTCTCTACTGGTACCGACGCTTCAGTTACCAGTATAGGCTCGACACTAAAGTGCGTGAGCTTATCAATCGTCTTGGTATACGCAAGACGAAGCATATCGTGATGCAGTCAGTACACACGATAAACAGTCTTCTTGTTAAGAAGATGATGGCCTTCAGTCCAGAGATTGAAGGTTATGAACCACTCGCTAAACATAGCGCGTGGGCTTTCCGTGATTTGCTAGAGATTTACGGAATGGCACCGCAGTGGAACGCTGCGGGGCTTATGATCGAACCCACCGAAGGGTTTGCTCAAGACGCGAAGAACTTTGCGAACTTCGTGAAATCTAGTTTCCACAAGGAGACTAGAATTACGCGACTCAGTATCACTGAGTGGCGTTCCAGTACCAAGTCCTTTGGGGCTTTCTTTGGTACCGAACTCAGGCGTCTACGAGCGTACGCCGAGTCTGTATATGCGACCACAGGGTCGGATTATACTCTGTCTCCGGCATGGATATTCCGGATGACTACCCTTTGTCAGACAAGGGGTTTAGGCTATCTCCCAGAGGCGATAGCTGAATGCAGAAGGCAAGCCTTCCGCAATACTGTGAACAGAGAAACTGTTCGCGTTAGCCCAGAGATGATGCATCTCCAGGCATTGGCTGTCAAGCAAAGACTTGCCAGCAAGATTCCCCCACTGATTCTCAGTGAGGACCGTATTCCATCTCGTTCAAAAGAAGAGAAGGAAATGTTCCAGGATGCATTTTCCCGGATTGCCATGCCGATAAAGAATACGGCATCGCTTGATTCCTTCGTCAAAGACGGAGGAAAGGTAGAAGACGCACGAGCGCTTCTAGAACTGGCTCGAGAGAACCAGTGGCAGATCCCCGTAAGGGATCTGGGAACTCACGAAAATGAGTATATCTCCGTGTCAAACGACCCGGAGTTGTCAGAGGACGTATCGCGTCCTCTGTTTTGGATCAGTTATCAACTGTTCCTGAATCACTGGGCTAGCAAAGGCCAGTGGGATAGAACTGAGACGCATCAGTTCTTTGTCGGAGGCGTTGAATACGCACCGAAGATTATGGACGCTAAGATCGTTCATATTTCCGAGCCAGGCCTCAAAGAGAGGAATCTGACTAAATCGCATTCATGCCTTGCATGGATGCTTACCCCTGGCGCAAAGCTTGCGCAGGGAATATTGAGTGTTCTACCCGAACACCGTGCTGGCCTACTTGAGAGTGGCCATGAGTGGAGACATCAGAAACGGATATCTCCTTTATCAGATGAATCTGGGTTCATCTATGATTCCCGAACAGGCAAAGTCTATTCGGATATACGTCACGTCTTTAAAGACTGGACGGAATCGACCGACTTCATTTGTAAGGTCGTTGGGTACGTGCATCTACGCACGTTCTTTGATTACACGGGTTTCCCGCCCGCGTATGCACGATTGATCCTAAAGACAATCGTTGAACCTCAGCCAGTTTCTGAGGTTATCGCCATGACTCACGTAGGTCATGATGAAATAATTGAACCTGTACAATGGTCTGGTTCAATAAATGAGGGTTTCATGATGGGAAACCCTATGACCAAGCCTATATTACACTTGGTCCATGAATCGGAACATGCAGTTGCGATTCTATACTTAACC